CACGTCTTAGCCTCCGAGCGTCTTCTTCCCCGTCGTCCCCGCATCCTCAATGGTCGCTGGGTTCGTCAGGAGGGTTGAGCCGGAGTTACCCATAGCACGCAACCGGTTCTGTTCGTCACTGCGCGCCTTGGCAACGTCAGCATCGCCCACGGTCGCGGCCTGGGGCGGGGGCGGGGGCAGGGCGGGAGGTGCGGACTTGGAGCCGCCGCCGAAAAAGCACATGCGCTGTTCCTTACGTGGTGACGATGACGTGGCCTTCGCCACGCGCCCAGATGTTTTGCGTGAACGTGATGTTGATGTCACGCACCACGCCGTCGCCGCCCAGCTCATTTGCCGGCAGATCGGCGATGTCGTTGGGCGCGTTGTTCCCCGGATCGGCGGCGCTCGCCGTCCAGTACGCCGGGCGGTGCGGGGCTTTGTTCTGTAGGAACATCGGCCCGGCCCCAAGATTGGTCCAGGCCGTCTTCGATAGCTGCACGCGGACGGTCGGCATCAGTATTTCCTTATGATGCGATACCCGGTCTCGTCGCCGTCCCTGTAGAAGTTTGGCGCCAGACCGGGGATAGCTAGCGGGTCTACAGGGAATGCGGGTGAGGCGTCGAACAGTCGAATGAAGCCGTCGATGATGGCGGTTCCGGTGATACTACGGTCGCCGTATAGGCGCGTCAGCGTGTAGCCGTTGTTGTCACCGTTCTTGAACAGCCCGCCCTTGGCCGGGTAGAACGCCGGGTCATCCGGCAGCATCGGAAGATTATCGAGCGCTCGGAAAATTATGCGCTGCAAGTCGGAGGACGGCAGATCATCGAAGATGCCGAGAACCCACTCGAAATTGGCTTGGCCGACCGCGGATTTCTGCGCCTTGCCCTGCTTGTTCGTCAGGTACAGGGGGCGCTCAATCGTCATGTCCTCGAAACGGCCCATATCACCCTCACTACTGCGTCGGGTCTGCCGCGAACAGATTGACGCGAACCGATCCTGCTGCCGTCCCGAATACGTCAAAATTGATGAGCGCGGCAAGGCTGACGAGCGTGGCCGGCAGAAGGCGGGACCGCTGGGCCTTCACCGTGACGGACGTGTGCGTGTCCTTACCGCCTGCTGTCGTGAACGCCCGAGAAATGATCTGCACCACGACCGGAGACCCCGTGTCCTCAACCATATACGTCACGGGCGGCACCTTGCCGGTATCGCACACGATCGGCCTCGCGAACGTCCAGACGGCCGTACCGTCCGAGGCTGTGACCATGGCCGTGCGCTGGACCCTAGCGGCATGGGTATGGTCGGCTCGAGCGTAAGCGACAGCGCCGCCGGTCGAGCTATCAAGCGCCGTTGCCGGCGGCGTCGTCGTGGCCGCTGGCGGCATGTTGGCCTGAATGGCGGTCTGCACTTGATCTGGCGTAGCGTAGTTACCGGTTACCGCCGGAGTGCCAGCGGTTGACTGCGCCCGCAGCTCGGACACGACATCGACAAGCGCCCACCCGGTGAACGCGCCCACGGCGAGAGCAAGAGCTATGATGAGCTTATTTGCCCGCATGCCGGCCTCCTTAATCCCGAACGATCCGCTAGTGCGCTTCCCAAGCCGAGCCGTTGCAGAACACCGGCACTGCGATCGTGCCGCCGCCTGCCAACCCAGTCTGCCGATAGGTTGGCGCAGCCGAGACATCGGTGGCGACCGCCATGCCGCCCTTAGCAGCCGCGTTGCATGCCGGGAGGGAAGCGACCGCGAACTGCGCGGGCATCGTAAGACCCGTGACCGTGTGCGTGCCGAAGGTTGTTGCGTTCGCGCGCAGGGCGATCTGGCCCGTGCCCTTGGCGTAGACGTTCAGCGGAACGTTCGCATCGGACCCTGTGACCTGAATAGCAGGGCCAAAGCCGGCCGTGGACGGCTGCACATTGATGAGGTTGGCGATGGCCCCGCCGGCATCTGATACCGAGAACCCGCCGCCGCGGCTGTTTCCTAGGAAGGCTGTGGCTGTGCCGGTCGCGGCGAAGGCAGTCGCGCTGACCGTCCCCGCGTCGCTCAGCACCACCTTGCCGGAGTTGTACGACAGCCCGGCCTTGCTGGTGTCGTAGGTAAAGCAACCGGCAAGCGCGTTGAAGCACGTCGCCTGCCCGGCCGCCGAGATGAAGGCATAGGGCAGCGTCGCCAGCGTCGTGCCGACGCCGACCGTGTGATTGCCCTTGATCTGATACGAGGTCGCCGCGTTCGTGGTGTCGAGGATCGTGGCGTCGGAGATCAGGCCGGTGCCGACCGCGGTGAACCCCGGCTCGGGCTGAAACAGAATGCCGAAGTACATGTTCTTCGAACCGGTCTCGGCGGTGCCGGTGTACACGGTGCCCGCCGTGATCGGCTTGCCCGTGAACGTCATGAAGTCGCCAAAGAAGTTCCCGTCGATCTGACCTGTCGGGCATGTCCCACCGCAGCCGCCCGGCTTGTAATCGCCGTTGAAATTGGTGTGATCGGCCTCGCGCCCGAAAGCCGAATAGTTTCCGACCCCCGCGTTGACGTGGAAATCGGTGTTGACCGCCCAGGTGTTCGCCGCTCCCGGCACCGCCAAGGCGAAAACTGACAGCCCGACCTTCTGGTTGTGATTGGTGACTGGCAGCCCACCGCCACCGGATGCCGAGATGAAGTTTACCCCGAGACCGGTTTCCTGCTTGGTGTTGTCGAGCGCGGTTTTTGCCTGAACGAGGTGGGCGGCTCGCTGGAGGTAATTCGGATCGTTGACCGGGACGGCCGTCGCCGAACCGTCTCCAATCCCGACGACCCCCGGATAAGCGTTGGTGATTGTCGGGGACGACTTGACCGCCGAGCACGCAAACAGCGGCGAGAAGGTGTTGCCGGCGAAACCGGTCCACTTACCGGTATCGCACACACCGGCCGCGACCGTCCCGGCGCTCTGCACTTCGTCCGGCTGCGAGGTGAACTTTCCGTTCTGGTAGGTGCCAATGGTGGGGCCGTTCAGCAGCGACACGACGCCCGAATTGATGCGGGGTGTGTAGGTCAGAAGGCTGGAGAGAGAGGAGGCCGCAGAACCGCTCGGCGTTACGCTCAACGGCGACACGTCGCAGGTTTTTCCGGCGGCACAGGACAGACCGCCGGTCAACGCGCCGCCGGCCAAGGGCAGCTTTGTCCCAAGCTGAGTGTCCACATAGCCTTTCGAGGCGAGCGGCGCGGCCGGCTGCACTTGCGCGTGAGCCGCTAAAGGCAGCGTCAGCAGTGCCAACAGGCCGGCAAGAACACGGTTCATCATCGCTTCACCCCTACGACGTTGCGACGGCAAGCGCGCCCAGATCGACCACCCGGCCGCCGACGTTCGCCCACGTCGAGATGCGGCTTGGGTTCTGCCTCGTGTCCTGAACGACGCGCGACGTGCCGTCCGGGATATCTGCCGCCACGGGGTCACGAGCCAGGGTCATAATCGTAGCCCCGCCGATCAGCGCAGCAAGCGAAGTCTGATCGATCACGACCGGACCGGACCCGGTGATGACCGTTATCGACCCGTAGACGGTCAGTGCACCCATGGTCTGCTTGGGGACGCCACCAGTCGGTTCAGCCACGCCATCCCCCGCGTATGCAGCCAGCATGGCCGAGAGGGAAAGTGCCATTCTCACACCCCTACGGACGGCCGATAACTCACGTCCTCATTATCGTCTGACCGTCGCCCCCGCAACTGATCGCGGGTCTTGTCGATATCCCGTGGTCCCACCGGCATGGCGAACGTGAGGGCGAGGCCGTCCGCGCGATCCGGGGAGGCATGCCCGCCGCCGCCCGTGCCCTCGCGCTCGCGCATCTCGTCCTTGCTCTCCAGCATGATCTTGTTATCTTTGTCGTAGAAGTATTCGCGCGTCGTGAGCTGTGTTTGCAGTACGTCGTCGTCCGGGACCGCGCCGTTATCCTCCAGCCAATCGCGCATCATACCGTACATGTACGATCCACGATTGCGATACTTACCGTCCGGCGACTTGCCGCCGAACAACACGGCATGAACGTTCGGCACCTGGAGTTGCACCAGCCGTTCGGGCACGCCCGCACCCACGCCGCCACCGTCGATGAAGATCGCGTCCGGCCGATCGACCAGGGCCAGTTCCGCGATCTTGCCGGCAACGTGCATCAGCCAGTCGCGGCGATGCCCCTCCGGCCGCAGGATAAGCGGCTCCAGCGTGCGCGCGTCGTTCCCGCGCCGCCGGTATATCGTGGTCTCGGCGCCGCCCTTGTGGCCGATGTCCACGCCGTAAATCACGGGCGAGGTCGGCAGGGGCATGGCCTCGCGCCGCCGGGCCGCCTCGACGGACTGAATGGTGATGAACTGGTCGGTGCCCTGTGACGGGAACTCGCCGCGGATCTTGACGCGGATGTAATCGCTATCCTCGCCGTAGGTCTCCACGTCCTGGGCGAGCTTGGCCTTGTTCGGTATGAGTGCGTCCCGACTGTCCACCTTGAACGAGCGATACAGCTTGGATATCCGCGGGTTCATGTGGGTGTCGTAGAAGTACCCGCTTGGCCGCGTCGCGTTGCCGAACAGGAACTGCATAGGCTCGCCATCGGTCAGGCCGCCGTCCTGTGTTTCAAAGATGTTGCGTTCGATCGCGGACGCCTCATCGTTGATGTAGAACGACGTGGCGTCTACGGCGTGCTGGCCGGCAAATGCCTCGGGCATCTCCTTCCGCCACGGGATAGCATCGGTCCGCCAGGTGGTCGGGTGCTGCTTGTGCACCATGCGCAGCGAACCACGCGAGGCGTACAGGTTGAACCACCGCCCGGTCATGCCGCGCTTGTGCCACTTCGCGATCTCGGCCCAGGTCTTGGTTT